TAGACCTTGATAGATTTCTATTAGCATATCTTTGTCTATCAGTTTGTTGTCTACAACGTCCCCTTTCAGCTCGTCCAGCATTTCAACGATCAGCTCGTTCACGCCTTTTAGCTTTGTCTCATCATCCCACGAAACACTTGACTCAGTGCTTGATATAGCCGATGAAATCTCTCGCGACTCTTCCATCGCGAACTCACGTAGTTCGAACTTATCTAGGAAGTATGAACGCAGCTCCTGACTTTCTTGAAACGATATAGGAATGTCAACGATGCATTTAACGCGTGCGTTCTTTTCAACCTTGACCTCACCATCTGTTAGCGCAGTTAATGTGGTCTTCATATATGTCGGACACTGGTCCCAATCAATAAAGGTAACATCATCTTCAACGTGGTCGTATACCATCATCCCACGAGCATTGTCGCCTGCGTCACCATAATCCATAGGAAATGTGTTACCAATGTATACGACTTGATCGTGTGCTTGGCGTTTGTGGAAGTGGCCTGAGAAGATATGCTTAGGACCTTTATAATCTTTCGGATCTGGTCCTGTGTTCATTGTAATCGTATAACCAGTAATAACAAAGCCACGAAATTCAAAATGCCCAGCCCAAATAGGGATATTCAAATATTTCTGAAGATCGGGATATTCAGTAGAGAACAAATACGGGCACCACAGCATACCATCGCCAATGTTATCAGCGACTAGTGGTTCATCGACAATCGTAAAGTTTTTTAGTTCTTGATATGGAATGACAGAATGGACATCACGTGTGTGTCGTCTGTGCAAGTCGTGGTTACCAACAATAAAGTAAACGGGTAGACCGATACTATCGAGAATCTTAGCGCCCTGATAGGAATAGTTTAGTGTATCAATATTGATAGCAGAACGATTCTCGTTCCAATCTCCTAAGAACCCAATATAATCAACATCACCAATTTCTTCTACTTGTTGCTTAAACCACTTAAGGTAGTTAATGCAATCTTCGTTGTGTACTCTAGAGTTTGCTTTCTTACCGAAATGGATGTCGGTCATAAATGCACCCTTCTTCAATTTTGTCATTATTGTTGTATCCCTCAATAAGAAATCAAATCGTCGTCATCATTCGATGTACCGACAGGTCGTGCGCTAACACCTACTTCCACAGGATCCTGAGCATCATAACTATCAGATTGGTTTTCATGCTCAAGTTGGTATGTGTAGGAAGGGTTCAATCCTTGATCGACTAATAACTCATCACGCACGTTGCGTTGTTGCTTTTCTTTGTTAAGCATTTGAATAAATGAGTTTTTGATGCATTGAGTAAAGAACGCAAAAGGGTTCTTACTCTTATTAGGATCGAAAGAGCGCCACGTTCTCACCAACATCATCATTGCATATGCTTGCATATCTTCGTTATACGTATAGTTCGCGAACTGCGCCCTTGTTGCGTAACGAGCACAAAGCATTTGCAACATCTTAGCTAGTTTATCTGTCATCTGATCTTGTTCTTTACTTTTGATGACTTCTGCTAGTAGATCTTTGTTGTTGAGATAGTTCTTTTTCTTCTTAGTGGTGGCCTTTTTCTTATTATTTTTAGCTGTAGCCATTGTATCTCCTTGTGTTGTATGATTATACGTAAAATGCGCCGTTAGTCAACGGACATAAATATTAAAGCTTTTTGAGGAACACACCCCATGAAATTTGCAGAGTATGTTAAATCGCAGAAAAGACTGGATGAGACCGCCCAGTCAGAGGGAACACGTGTTGTCATTAGCCCGGGAAGATTTAATCCACCACACTTGGGACACAAGCTGTTAATCGACACATTAAAGAAACTAGGACGTGACCTAAATGCAACACCTGTTGTCATTGTGGTTGATTCTGGTAAGCGAGATGCAAGAAATCCGTTATCAGGCGACATACGTAAAAAGTATTTATCAAAGATGTTTCCTGATGTTCAACTTGTAACAGCGCATAACCCATATGATGCAGTCGAGCAGCTTCACACCGCTCACAATATGATTCCTGTGGGAGGTGTCACAGGATCTGATCGAGCTGATTCATACAAAAAGATGGTTGGTCGCATTTTTGGTAAAGATGCAGAACAACAATATCATTCAGAAGTTCTCCATCGCGACCCAGACGCAGAGGGTAACGTAGCAGGAGTCAGTGCTTCGAAAGTGAGGGAAGCAGCATTAAATAATGATGTAGTCAAAGTGAGAGCAATGACGGGATTAAATTACGATGATGCTACACAGTTGATAGAAATGATTCGGAGTGTTTCTTAATGGCGGAGAACTTTTACAAAGTAAAGCTGCGTTCGCAGGTATCACGACAAGTTGTTTCGTTTGATGTTGTTCCAGATGTTAACGAAACGCGGAGCGTTGAGTATAAGTCTATGAATCCGATTCATATGCCTGGCACTATCTACGCGTATGGTCACACATCATCTAGGTTGTTTGGCATTAACAATGCTCGATTCATTTCGCGCACACCTGAAGAAGCAGCTTTTAATCTTGCTAGACTGAATATCCTTCGTAGCTGGACAATGCCATATTTTGGTAACTCAAATGAAGAGTTGATTGGCTCACCACCAGATGTGTTGAGCTTCTATGCCTTTTCTGTTGGTCCATCGTCCGAGCCGCTTTCTGATAACTCTTCGCAAAATACTACTAATCCAACACAATCAAGTGATGCGATCACGAGAAGATCGCGACCAACACATATTCATAATATTCCTGTTGTGATATACAACCTTCAGGTTACATATCCGAGTGATTTGGACTATATTCCAACTGCAGCGGCAACGTTCAAAATTGGTAATGAATCAATCGAGATTGAAGCTGGTGTTCCTATGCCAACTATTATGGCTACTGATATTCAGTTGTACGAAACACATTCACCCTCAGAGTTTAACAACTTTAGTCTTGAACAATACAGAAAAGGTAGACTGGACTTCTTTTAATGGCACAATCACAACGACCATCATCAGTTAATAAGCGACGATCTCGCTATACGCAAGGCGGACAAACGACGCGCTATCCACGTCGGCTTGGGTGGTGGGAGCGTCGTATTCTTCGTCAACGCGATGATGATATATTTCACACGATAACAAGCATTGAGGCAAAGCGACCAGACTTGATAGCGTATCACACATACGGTGATCCGAATCTAGCGTGGTTAGTGATGCAGTATAACAATATTGTAGATAATGTAACAGAGCTAACCGAAGGAACAGAGATTCGACTACCAACGAAACAAAGGGTAACGCTAAGTATACTGACAGGCTCCACAGGTGGAGTTCCTCCTCAAAATAATGGAGGGTAACAAATGTCAGACCCAGCAAACATCCTAGACCGCTTTCGTAGTTACAGCTACCATCATATCCTTATTGCTTGTGACAACTCGCAAGCTGCTAATCGTATTGCGTCAAATGATTTTGACGTTGCGGATTTCTCTCAACTTGGTGCACCACCTGAAGAAGTGTTAGGAGATATCATTTCTACGGAAGAAGACGAAGAAGGTAATGTTATAGAAGAAAGACAACGACTTGGTAACTATGTTGTATTAGTTAATGGTCTTCGGGATTCGCGATACACGATACAGACTGTTGAGTGGGATACCGTTACAGCATCATCAGTAAACAACACAGATAGAGGAAATTCGTTAGCTGTTGAAGGTAATATGTTAGTGCAAGAACCTCGTGGTTTTGAGTTTCTTAATATGATTGATGGTGTGCAAAATGCATTTGACACGGATGCAACAGGAATCATCTTTTTGCTCAAAACAGTGTTTGTTGGCCACACGGATGACAGTTCATTGCCTACAGTAATCAGTGATATCCGTCCTCTTCAGTTTATGCTGTTAGATATCACAGCAACATTCGATGCACAAGGTGGTTACTATAAGCTAAAATTTGTTGGGCTCAACAATGGTGCATCTCGTCTACCGCAGATAAGTCAAGCTGGTGAGTTGGCAAACTTTACACCGAACTCACGAGTATTGAGTGAAGTCTTGTCTGAGTATAGCACAAAGCTAACGGACAAAGCTCGAGAGGATTACAACACCGTACGTAATGCAATCGCCGAGCATAATGATATTACAGAAGAAGATTCAAACAAGCTTCGTCGTGTTGTATACAGTATTGTCCCTCAAGATCCATACGATCAAGACATCTATGTATTGGATAACTTTGATCCACAAACAACGGAAGATGGAACAGAAGAAAGCGTAGGCCCAATCCATATGGGAACTAGCTTTACTGTAGAACAAGCGATTCAGCGGATTATGGCTTTGTGTAAGCGAGTGCAAGATGAGTTAAGAGAAGGAATCGAAGGAGTAAGATATCGGTATAAGATAACGTCTTCGATCGAAATGACAAAAATTTCTCCAGACCAGTCCGACAACAATACCACAAATGAAGAAGTATTGAATGTAACATACTATATTAAACGATTCCCGGATCTTACCAACGCTTCGATTACAGACTTGTTGGGAGGTAATCGAAGTAATACGGAGGTTACGGAAGAACAAATTCGAGATAACCTAATCACATTTGAATACCTATTCACAGGCAAGAATGTAGATATCAAGAATTTTGATATGAAATTAAATCAAGGGTTGTTGTTCTTGCAAACGTTGCGAACCACAGATAATACACAAACGCAGCTAGAAAAACTTCGTGGTGAAGGCTACAGCAATAAAGATGTTTTAAATGGTCAAATGGGAGCTAAACGATATGATAGCGCTGACGATGAAGATGATGATCAGCCTGCACGGAGACCTTTAACGGTAAGTTCTATTCGTGCTCGAACACCAATATTTCCAGGAACAACATTTAATGATGTAGTATCCAAAAACATTGGACAACCAGAAAACACATCAACATTCAATGCGGCTCTACAGCGTCATGCTGCTTTAGAAACTCTTCAAACGCGGTTGACAATCCGCGGCAATCCTTATTTGATGTCTCAGACGAATAAACCTGCAGGTGAGCCTGTAGACGAACGCACAACATCAGATGATGAGGATAGATCTATACGTTTAATGAGAAATTGGGACCGAATCCCTGCTTTGGCTAAGATTAATATCAGAATGCCCCGTAATAGTGAAACGTTGAGTTCTACGAATGCGCCAGACTTGGTCAAGTTTTGGTATACAGGGTATTACTACATATTCTCAATGAAGCATAAGTTTGATAAGGGAGAGTTTACACAACAGCTTGATATGTTGTCAATGCCACAGAACAGTTATTTTGAACCAGTGTCAGAATCGGCTCAGAATGATACAGGCGATACGGAAAATAATGCATCGCGGTCCAATGAAGCAGATGCCCGCCGTGTAACAACATCAAGAGAAACACCAGACGCGTCCCAGCGGCAGCGAGCTCAAAATGCACGGCAAATGTTACAGCGCACGTTGCAGCCACCACCATCAGCAGATCAACAAGTGAGTAATAACAATGCAGAAGAATAATCAACGACACTTACAAGAACAAAATGTAGTAGTTCCAACAACTACGGTTGGAACAGTAGTTGATACAAACGATCCACAACAAATGGGTCGCTTGCGTGTATTGTGTCCAGCATTAAATGATAGAGAAGACGCACCTGTTAAAGACATTCCATGGGCATCATACGTGTCGCCTTTTGGTGGTGAGGTGCAGGTCGGTAAACGTGGACCAGACGATGATGACATCTTAGGTCCAACATCTTATGGTATGTGGGCGATACCTAAAGTTGGTGCTCAGGCTGTAGTTATGTGTTTGGATGGTCGAACAGATCATCGTATATGGATTGGTTGTTTATATGGCCAGTTCTTGCCCCACACAATGCCACACGGTCGTTATACGTATAATGAAAATGCTTCATCAGATCAAACTCCAGCGGGCCCGCTTGATTCATATGAACGAAAGATACAACCTCTATCATCAAATCTCGACGAAGCATTTCCTAGTCCAGGCGATGTAAACTACGAATATCAGACTCGCGCGGCGGACTTTCAAGCAACGGGTGTAAACGAGCGACAGTTACCACGAACATTTTCACGCTTGCCTGATGATCAGGACATACCAACGAATACACCAGGCAGCAATCTTGAACAATCGCGACAGGGGTATAGATTAAGTCGGCTAGATCCAGAGTTGGATGTTGATCAAAACGTCACAGAAGCAAATTATGATAATATGGTTACATCTGTGGTATCTCCCGGCTTTCATGCTATATCAATGGATGATCGTCCTGAGAATGAACGGATTCGGATCAGAACAACATCCGGACACCAAGTTATCATGGATGATACGAATGAGAGGGTTTATATTAGCACAGCTAAAGGAAACAACTGGATTGAGATTGATCAAGAAGGCAATATTGACATTTACACATCAGGCAAACTTAGTGTTAATGCTGAAAAGGATATCAACTTCTCAACGCAAGGTTCATTCCGAGTTAATGCCGGCCGCGGCATTCATTTGAAGAGTGGTAAGGAAACACGTCTGTCTGCTGTAGAAGATATGTCTTTCTATACGCAAACAAACTTTCGTGGTGAAGCAACTCAAAACATTCTGTTTGAAACATCTCAAACAGATATATCGTTTAAATCAGCAAAACAAATCACTATGGAAACAACAAGTGGTGATATCAATCTGAAATCGGGGTCTAGTTTGTTAGCATCATCATCTGCAGGAACAAGTTTTGATGCGAGTGGAGAGTTTATTGTTGGTGGTAATACGATTGATCTTGGAGCATCGGGAAATGTAACGGTGAGCGGTTCGAAGATTGATTTGAATGGCCCATCAGCAGCAGCTCCATCATCACCGTCGGCAGCAACACCAGCAGATGTTAATCCTGATAGATTAGCATTATTTCCTAACAGAAAACCTGATCATGAACCATGGGCTCGTGGCGGAAATGAAGAAGATCCTCTTGGCAACAATGAGCCACTATTGGATTATACAAGCCCGCAAGTTGGTATAGAAGATTACATAACTGGAAGCGATGGAACGTCGTCGGAGAGAATAACATTTAATAGGGGTCCATTCTGGCGCCGATAAATGCGTTAGTTGCCTTAAATAAATAAGCCTATGGCACGACAGAACATTTACAGAGGGTATTCGTCGTTTGAGTATGAAGCAACGGGCAACTTCAAGCTAGTTGATATTGAAGCTGTAAAAATGGATTTGCTAAACCATATTTTTACGCGGCGGGGTGAACGAGTGATGCTACCTACGTTTGGTACTATTATTCCCGACTTAACGTTCGAACCCCTAGACGACGAAACGATAGAGGTGCTTGATGAAGAACTTCGAGCAGTATTTGAGTATGACCCTCGTGTGGAGTTGTTAGCGTTATCGATTGTTCCTAACTATGATAACAACTCTGTCGTTGCTCAAGCTAGACTGCGGTATATTGAACTTGATACTACAGATTTGATGAACTTAAATATACAGTTTGACCAAGGTGCATTTTAATGAGTCGTATAATCTCAAGAGCAGAATCATTTGAACGAGCTTATGAAGTTTTCCAACAGATAAACTTCTCTGCTTTTGACTTCTTGACAGTTAAGGAAAGTATGATTGAATACATCAAGACATACTTTCCGGAGGATTTCAATGACTACATTGAATCATCGGAATTTATTGCAGTTCTTGAGCTGTTTGCTTATATGGCGGAGCTGGTCGCATACCGTCTTGACATTAACGCGCATGAGAACTTTATTACACAAGCACAACGGAAGGAGTCTGTTCTTCGTCTTGCGAAGCTAATTTCTTATAAAGCATCTCGGAATATTCCAGCTCGCGGCTTTGTAAAGATCAACTCGATTCGTTCTTCAGAGAACATCTTTGATACAGATGGGAACAATCTAGCAAATCGAACAATCCGCTGGAATGATCCGAACAATCCAAACTGGAAGAATCAGTTTATCTTGATTATGAATAGGCTGTTAGAGCAGCCTTTTGGTTCTGTATCACCAGCTGATCGCATTCAAGTTGAGGATATTATTTTTGAGTTATATCAACTTGAAAACACACCATCTCAAAAGGGGGTTGTACCATACTCGGTTACTGTATCAGGCCGAGGTATTCCAATGGAGCTTGTTCCCGTCGAGCTGGATGAAGATCAAGGCCCAGTTGAGCGACATCCTCAGCGAAATCGGCCTTTCTCGTTTGTTTACGCTAATGATGGGCTAGGTGATGGGTCCAATAC